CGATCGCCCTGTGCCAGCCCCATCAGACCTAACAGGTAGCACTGAATCAGCGTCGACACAGCGGGCGTGTAATGCTGGGTCAAGCAAGAGTCGATGGTGTTGACTTGGTCGACCAAGGCAGTCAGCAGGAATGCTGGCAAGCTCACACCAACGCTTTCCAGGTACTCGCTTGCCTGTTCGTCTGTGATCATTTCAAAGGTCCGGTAAACGGTCCATATTCCGAAAGGCCATGGATGGACTTTTTCAGGTAGCGTTTCTGCAACTTCATTAGCCATATGAGATGTTTCTGAAGCAACAGCAAAGTAAGGCCTTCTGCCTCACCGCACGCCGCTACGGTGGCCGATATCGCTGATTCAATGTCGGGACCAGCAGACGAACCCAACGTCTGGCCAAGGGATCCGGTGATTTGGCAATCTGCCTTCTCATTCATATATCCACCCAAAAGAAGTGCTGCCTGCCAGCACATGGCCAGCAGACAAGAAAAAGCCGCCTCGCGGGCGGCTTACTCGGTTGCGGGTTTTAGCGGGTCGCCGTCAGGAAGCAACTCGGCGAGCTCTTCGGCGCTCTTGCGTCCGTCGAATCCGATTTCGAGCTCCTTCAGGCGTTTTGCGATATCACCTTTGGATGCCATCTTCCCAGTGCCGGCATCGGGGGTTGCGGGAAGCAACCCAGCGGCTTTGCTGCGCAGCGGCCTGACGTTGGCTTTCAGGGATGGGTGAAGCTTTTTGAGCGTCACCACGTCACCAACCTTCACACCGTGCCAGGCACGAATGACTTCGTATTGAGCCATGTGTCACCCCCTTTAATCAAGATCAGCGCCGTAGATGACACCAGACTTGCCAGCGCCATCCTTTTTCACCTGCACGCCGGCAGCAGCCATGATCTGGTAGTTGTAGTTGGACTGAGGCATTGGACGAGGAAGCGGAACCACGCCAGTAGCCATACCGACCAAAGGTGTGACCACATCCTGCCGACGCTGATATGCGAGAAACTCGTTTCCGGAGAAAGCAAATGTCTGGCGGATCTGTCTGGCGGGAATGAAGTTCTGGATCACGCTCAAGACAGTGCCGCCAGACAAAAGCGTAGTGCCGCCAATCGTGACAGTGGCTGGCTTCATCATGTTTGCCATGATCTGGGGGGAAACCCAGAGAACATCATAGGCCTCTACGAAGTTGGCACGAGCCTCCTGGCCGAATGCACCGGTGGTGAAGAACGCAGCAATATCAGTCTGGCTCGCTGATGTCAGATCGATGTTCGCGCCACCAACGCCGGAACCAAGATTGATCTTGATGGCATTGCGATGGTTACGCAAACCCTGAGCTGGATAATTCTCGACACGGATCTTGGCATCGCCGTCAAGCATATAAGACACAAGACGTTTGTTGAACTTGCGCAGCTTGGCTGCCTGAGAGTCCAGCACGAGATCGATCCCGACCGTCTGCAGACCGGCAGCATGGCGCCAGTTCACGCCGTACCCAGCCGTGAAGACGGGAATCGGATCGCCATCCGAGTCGTAATCGGTTTGGTCGTAGCTAAATGGCGGCTGGCCATCCAGGCTGATCGAAACGTCGTCAGCAATGTCGCCCACAACGTTATAGAGCTTGGCAGTCTTGCCGATCGGAAGCACAGTCTGGACAGCGAGAAGATCGGCGATGATTTCCATGCCAGTCTCTTGATCGCGCATCTGAATGACCTGACGGTCAAGCTCTGCCCAGAAGTCGCGTCCGTATCCAGACACTGCATTGGCTGCGAGCATCTCTGGAGTCATGGCTGTGCGATTTGCTTCAATCATTGCTGCGTTCTGGCGGTTCCAGATATTGCGGTTTGCCCACAACTCATTCCAGTGCCCGCGAAGGCGGCTGTTTGCCGCCAGAGTTTCACGTGTAAAAAACATGGTTC